GCCAGTTCTGCGGCGCGGTCTTCGGTCACTTGTAAGAGGCGCTGGGTTTCGTCAAAGAGACGGGCGTTTTCGAGTGCTACGCTCATGGCATTGACCACGGTTTGGAGCAGGCGCACTTCTGAATCGCCAAAGGCGTTTTCTTTTTCGTAATTGCTGACGCTGACCATTCCCAATGCAGCGCCACTCACCAAAAGTATTATTCTAAGCATACACGATCCTCTCTCGTTATTTGGTCTGAGAATCCCTTATGCATAATTTCAGAATGTCTTTTGCTTTTCCTGGATTATACGGAATGAAAGGATGCAGTTTGTTAACCTTAAGTGATAAAGGTCCCCATATAATATCACTCTCACCCAATCCCTCGTTAAATTTGGGCGTCAATTCTAGAATGTTGTTGAGAATAGAAAACGTGTCAACACCAATATCATTTCCGACACATGATTTGATAACAGGTGGATATTGACCATCAACAATCTTAAAAGCAAGATGGGGTTCAGTTACTTTCCCGAACAATGACCTCAGATCATTCTCGAAAAAATAATTGAACCCCTCACGTCTTCCGATAAACTTATTGTATATCTGTTCTGAGTCTGGATCGAGAAAATCCCCCACCCATGATTTGCCTGCTACTATGTTGGCAACAATAAAATCACGCATGACTTCTTTGTGGTATCTCTTACTCAACTTGGCATATTGGAAACGATCTTTCTTATGCATGAATGATGCTTCCGAACCCTTGACCATACCATTGTATTTAAAGAAGTCATATTTTTTGGTTGTAAAATGCTGCTTCAATGAAATGAATAGTATATAAGTTTCAAAGGGTGTCAGTTTCATGTTTCTAACGTCATTCCTCTTGCTTTAAGTCTATCAATTCTCTTTTGGGTTGGTTTTCTAGTTGGGTCAACAAACACCAATCGCTTATCTCGGCAAGCATAATATGTTTTCTTACTAATCCATAACTTGTCATTCTGATACGCAGCTTGAGTATGAACCAAATCAAAGTCTTTGATTATCTCGTCCCTGGTTTGGAAATTGCTAAGAATCACATTGTATGGAATACACTTTAATGGATCCATTTCAGACCAATGCACATTTTCTTTAGTTGACTGCCAACATGAATTGATCTTCCCGGAATTGTTAGTTCCTATCTGTCCCGAATATTCATTAACAGTAGTTAATTTGAATCCGTTGGATTTCATTAAAGCACTGATCAAATCATTTCTAGAATGCATTGTATCACACGGAACGAAAAAGTCAATATCAAATTTCTTTTCGTCAGTGTTTTGCCTCATGGCATCTATAGACATCCCAACATGCATAAGGCAAATGAACACACCACCCGTTAGAATTGAGTCTCCTAGAAGACTGCGTGGAACACCGTGCCAGTCACAATATTCTAGGAAAGAATCATGCACAACTTTTGCCTGTGACTTTATGTATAAGACTTTTTCGACTTCTTCTTCTGTCCAAGTTACTGTTTCTTTTTTTTCCATTGCGAAAATAGGTCCTGTTGGAGGTTGCATGTCTTGAACACCCATAATATCATAGGCATATGGGATTTTTATATGATCTGCCTGTCTCGTCATTGGGTGGTAATGGTGAGTGTATATATCTTCATGAGTATATGATGAGTATTGCTGATCCATATATTCTTTCTGTCTTTTGAAGAATTTTTTGAAAATGTTCATGTCACACCGGCAATTTATTTGTTGATGATTTAGGAAGATAATGCAACTTCTCTGCTTCCAACTTGATCTTTGTTTTTAGGGAAGAGGAGATAAGTTTAGCAGTCAATTCGATTTCAAGCCCAGTCTTCTCACAATAGAAAATGACAGCGTCCATATGAGAAATTGATTTCTCAGCCGCTATCTTTTCTATCTCAAGGGAAAATTTATTTGTTTCTTCTTTGCTCATATGTCAAAATCTCATGTAGTATAAATAAATGCAAACTCTAAACGAAAGTGAGTAATCATGTTCATATACAAAATTACCAATAATATAACAAATAGGTCGTATGTGGGTCAAACTAAGCGTCAATTGGAAAAGAGATTAAAATCCCATTTTTATGAAGCAAGAGTGAAAAAATATAATATGTATCTTCATAATTCCATCAGAAAATACGGCGAAGAAGCTTTCAGAATCGAACTAATAGAAACTTGCACTACAACCAATTATGCAGATAGAGAAAGATTTTGGATAAAATCCCTAAACACATTACAACCTTTTGGATACAATGAACATGAAGGAGGTAAAGGTGGTTGCTTAAATGCTTCTCCTGAATTGAGAAAAAAATTAAGTGATGCTAAAAAAGGTAAATCTCCATGGAATAAAGGATTGACAAAATGTGATCCTAGAGTTGCAAAAAATGGACAATCTATCAGTAAATCTAGTATAGGTAAACCAAAAAGTAAATCCCATAAAGAAGCTATCAAAAGAGCAAAAAGTAGAAGGAGGTGTTTATTAACTGAGGACACCTCCCAAACCTCAGAATGACTAATTACGCAGCGAGAGCATAACCCTCAAATGCGTCATTGTCATTAGATGCTTTTAAGTTAGCATTTATTTGATAGTTCCGCGTTAACCCAGCTCGTCGGGATTACCTACTCTTGATCTTCGATACACTAGCGATCCTATTTCACCCCCATCAGAGACATACTAGAACCATTGCTGTTCGCAACTCAGGAATTCCAGCCCTCGGACTTTAGTCGAATCTTACTTGCCACCCTATACTAATCTAGTATGTCTTTGGTGGAGGTGTCCGGTACTGCCCCGGAGTATAGTGTTTCTATCTTCAAGCCTCAACGGTAATTCTTACTCAGCAAGCCATGCTTCAAATTCTTCAAACGTGATCTTTTTAGGACCGTATTTGTTAATCAATTTGAATGATCTTGCTGCTGCGTCGTCCAAATACATCTTACCTACTTTAGGGTCTGTGTATTTGTTTACGCTAATCTTTTTCTTTGGTTGCTCAATCTGACTATACTTTCTACCTCGAAGGTATCCATAAGCAATTAAAGCATAACGTGCTTCAGTTCCAACTGGACTCTTCCTGTGATGATAAAGTCCGTAACACAGACGAACCACTTTATTTACTTCTTGGTTACTATATTCGTCGGTACGTGTAGAACGTTTCTTCAACCAATTATAGTTTCTTTGAGCCTTATTTTCTTCCTTGCGAATGATCTTTGCTTCTTCAGCAAGGGACTTGATTTTTACTTTTAGATATGTTACTGACATGTTTGTCTCCTTTGTACGTTTTCATTCAATAGTTCTTTCCACTCGTACTTTAAGGAGGTCTAATCTTCTAATAATCCTACATTCATGTATCCTCTTTCAAATGGTGCCTTCGGCGGGATCCTCCCCCGCACTTTCAGTTTTAGAGACTGACACGCTGGAAATTACATCACGAAGGCAATATCAGTTATAATCATTTGCTAAGGAGGCAGACATTGCCTCCATTAGCGTCACTTCTGATTGTAATTCTTTTGTTAGTTTCTCAACTTTTCTAAGCTGTGTTTGCAGCAATCTTTTCTTATTTGATCCTGCACATGGAAATTCCAGACTATCATCATTTACATTATCTGTACCACCACATTTGGTGCATACTTCATCATAAAGACTGCTATCGGAATACCTAGTTTTATGACTAATGTGTGTCATTATCGATTCATCAAATCGCCTGGTGTTGTGTTTGCAGGTGCCGTAACTGTCTTATCCACAGGTGGTGTTGACTTAACACCGGATAGATTAGTTGTGGCCCAAACTGCTCCAGCCATTGCAGCGACTGCTGCTAACCATTTCCCGAAATAACTCATGTCATTTTCCTTTCATAAAGATTAATACTAACATAGTATTTAGTGCATGTCAAGCTTATATTCTGACTTCTTTAGGGGATAAGTGAACAACAAAAGGTAATCATCAACACCCTTTGCTTCATTGTTTTCCTCATATGGTGTAGAATAGATTTGGACATCTTTGGGGGTAAAGATAGTCTTTAATTCCCAGGAAATATTTCCCTTGGTGTCATGGTACTGGACAATCGTGGATATTGATCCAAACCCTTCTTTGAGATCCTTTCCCATACTTTTGTATTGGTCAACGGAAATTGAATACTCAAAATCTGTCTTATCTCGTAACTCATTCAACTTCTCAATTGATTCATCAACAATGCTGGAAAGCAATTCCAGACTAAGTTTATTGTTGCTATGAGAGATTGCAGTTTCAGCAAGGACTTCCTTGACTTCATCCTTCAGTTTGAAGAATCTGGAATACTCATACCCGGCATTGGCAGAGAACGAAAACAATACTGTAAAAACCACACTCAAAACATAACGCATTTCACTTACCTTCTTTTTCATTCAATAGTATGACAAGATAACTCAACAACATTTCATCAATACGTCTATCTATAAACCATGCTGCAATAACACATAAGGGAATTAGTAGTGATGGTGTCCATGATCCAAAGAAGACCATGACAAATTGTATCAACCCAAATAGATATACCAGGTTGATAAAGACTGTTGAGATTGCCAACCAACCAAAAAATTTAGTATCCAGACTCATGTTATTTCCTTATTGTAAACTGTCTAAGTTTATGTTGAAAATTCATAACGTGTGCAGTAATTTCCCTTATTCCCGTTCTGACAAAAGTCTGTGGAGTTCCACCATGCTCAACTGCAATGATAATGACAATCTGGTCAATTGTAATTCCTTTACCTCCTGCATAACTAGTATTGTTAAACAACACTGCATACATAGATGCCTGTTCAAAATAGTTTGTAATCCAGTCTTCCTTCTTATAATTCTTGGAAGTCTTAAAGTCAATGACAGAAAGTCTTCCGTCATAATTGGCAATCAAATCACATGTTCCTGCTACACCATAGTACATATCATGGAGAGGTAATTCATTTGCACATATAAGGTCAACATTATCGTCAACAACACCTTTTACCTGATCAAAGAAAAGTTTTGCATGTGGTTTCAATATAGGAAGCTCTATATTGCTTGTGTATGCTTCAATTGTAGCATGTAACAAGGATCCTCTATATGCAGCTGCTTTTCTTTCACGTTCTGCTTCCTCAGGACCAACCCGCTTCTCCCACTCCTTTAGACCATCAGACTTATGATAAT